ACCCTGAAACGGCTGAGCCATCGCCGCGGCGTAAACGGCATCCGGCGAAATGCCCACCAGTGGATGAAGCGATAGAACATCGTCGGGGATCGCAAACTGGAACAGGCTCATCTGAAAACCGGCTTCGTGCTGAGCGAGTTGCTGCAGCTCATCAGATAGTCCCGCGTACATTGACTGCACAGCCTCACGATTGAGAGCTCTGACACTAACAAGCAGCGCTTCCAGTCGCGACACGGTAAAGCTTTCAGCATCCAGGCTATCCATCGCCACCAGTAATCTGGCTGTCAGTTCCGCATCGCTGTCATTCAGGATTTTTATCATCCTGTTTGCAACGCTGGTGCTGTATCGCGCTACCCATATCGCATGGGATATCGATTCATCCTTAAGCTTGTCATTCGCCGTTGCCATTTGCACCACCCGGGTTACTCAGTCCGCCAGCAAGCGTGACCTGCTGATTCCGCAACTCGTCGATTACCTCTTCGGGCTTCGCGTCCGGATCGATAAATTTGAGGGACTGCAAAACGCGAACAGCATCGACCTGACGTATATCACCACCCTGACGGAGCGACTGAACAGCCGTTGCAGCTGCGGCATCAAACGTCTGGGCTGAAACATCCAGTTCGGTGCGTACATCGACATTGCCGCCTTCTTTCTCGCCCAGCCATTCCGCCATAATCTGCAGGATATTATCGATCGCATCCTCAAGCGAGCTTGCCATGGTGTAGAGAGGTGAATTCTCCTGCATCCGCTCTTCGTGAGTCTGGTCTAAGGATTTAGTCGATGTGTTTTCCGCGCGCAGCAATTTTGCGCCGGCCTGACGCATCTGGTTTTCCAGATCCTCAAGGGAAATCTTACCGGCTTCAATCGCAGCCCCGGTATGCTCGACATATTCCAGTCCCTGCCGCTGGCGGTCATCGAAACGAGTCGCAGAGGAAGAACCTATCGTCAATGTTTCGCCATCAGCCAGACCGTAAGCCACCAGCAACGGCACACGAGCGACATGCAAGATGTTGTCCTGTTCACTCTGACTCTGCCAGTGCTTGATATTCAGTAAAGCGAGATTAAGCAGTGGAGGTGAACCGCGCATAAAGCCTGTGCGTTTCGTGTAAAGCGTCACCAGCGGAATATCATCGCGACTGGTTTCCCACTCGTCGTGGATCTGCCACTGGCTTTCGCTGTTATCACCTTTATTTCGGCGATAAATTTCAACCTTGCCCGGCATGATATGGCGTATTTGCTCAACTTTCGTTTGCCCGTAATCATCGCCATCAATAATGATGACCTCTCTGATACGCAGATCGGTGAGCACCACTTTCCCTTTAACCACTTTCGATTTCCAGCCAATGACCTGGCGAGGATTAAGCATCGTGGCATACGGGCGGGATCCCGCGGCTTTTTCGTCGGCTTTAGTTTTTACTTCCTCCGGGTCAATTTTCGGGAAATCCACCAGCGCATGTACCAGACCATACTGGAATCCGATGCTGAAAAATTGCTGTGCCCAGACATCGAGCCGGTTTCCTTCCATATCAATATCTGGCGACAGCTCCCGTATTTGTTCAGGAGAGTCCTCACTCAATACTGTCGGCTCAGCAAACACTCGCCCGATGTTTTGTTTAATGGCCTCTTCATAGGCAGGTAGTAACGTTGCCGAAGCTAAACGCTCCTTATAGCTCTCAGGATCTTCGTTCGGCCATTTCGGGAGATACTTCTTGCCCTGCCGGCGCATTTCCAGCGTGCCGCCCATCAGCGCATCATTAATATCCCATGCCTCAACCATGTCGTTATAGTCGAGGTTGGGCGTTGAAATATCAGGCATGGTTTTACATCCGCAGTTGGGTGACTTTTCCAGTCGGTTTAATGATCGGGAATTGCTTCACAATGAAATACCCACCGGCATCGTTGGGGTGATCGTTATCCGCCGTTTTATCCGGCTCACCGTTTTCACCCCAAACCTGTTGCTCAAGCGACTCGGTGTACACCGGGCACCGCTTTACATTCACTTTGTAGCGACGTTCACCGTTACCATTGCAGAACATGGCATTCATCGCGTTGATGCGGTCTTTCACTGGCGGGTTTGATGCATTAACAACAACATTGAAGCCGGCCTGCTTAAGCTGGGCGATATCCGTAGCGCTGGCATTGCTGGATTTGCGGGAATCGCCGGAAGCGTCCGGGTAAATATAGATTTCCCGCACCTTACGATAATCGTTGCCGTCGTACAGCCAGAACCGTTCTTTGATGATGCGGATCATGTCAGGTGTGTCGTATGCCTTCACGATTTCATTAACCGCAAATGGAAGCCCCAGACGTAATACATGAACAATCCCGGCCATCTTCCCGACGTTGAAATCCATACCGATATACAGCGGCTCACCGGGTTGTTCTTCCTCCCGGCAGTTATTCAGCTTACGATTAAACTGATGGTAAATCGTCCCGCTGGTAAGGTTGGTGAACTGGCCACGGAGATAAGCCTTGATCAGTTCTGGCGGGTATGACTCCATCAGCGACGGGATATAGTCCGGCGGCAGATTTTTTTCGTTGTCGAACGTCGAGGCCTGTACCAGGCCGTACAGCGTTGAGAGCGAAGGATTATCGCGTACAGCCTTTGCGAACTGCTGATAAACGAATTTAAACCCTTCCGGCGTAGTGGTGACGTCTATCCCATTACGAAGACCGGCCACGTTGTAACGCATACGAGCAATGATTTTTCGCCAGGCTAACTGCGCCTTTTTAGCGGGCATTACGTCCAGCTCATCAATCAGCGCATTACCGATTTTAAAACCAACGATGGTTTGCGGTTTCTCCATCGAGCGGCAAATCGTCGTTCCTCGGTACTGGCGCCCGGCGTAGAAGTGAACCTCTTTGTTTCCCTCGTTGATTTTGACATTCAGCCCCCAGTCGTGGGCCACCTCCTCAACAGTGGGATAAAAGATGTCACGGATCTGCGGATACGTTGGTGCAAAGTAGCCCTGGTTGATTTTTGGGTGTTCCCACATCCCTTTGCAGATACCACCGCAGCCGACCCATGTCTTGCCAGAACCGAATCCGGCGACGTAGGCCTTAAACTTGTACTGCATCGCAAGGAATTTGGCCTGAGGGATGTTAAGCGTCGGTGCTATCGCCATCCTCTTCCCTCACTCGTGCATCGACTACGTTGATATTGATTGCAACTGGCGTTGGCTCGTCATCCTCCGGGTCAGTGGCCAGTTCTTTGCGAAGTTTGTCGATCTCCAGCTGCCGGCGCTCAATTTCTATCTGTTGCAGGCGCTGGGCGAACTCACTATCAGCCAGGCCGAGACGTTTCATCACCGCCTCGTACATACGCTCACGGCTGATGGCGGTTATCTCAACGCCATTCTTACCAAGCTTCACACCGGAATAGGCAAGCGCAGCATCCGGCGCCAGTTTGCGCGTATCAGCGAAGAAAGGCTGGCCGATACCATCACCATTGCAGCGAGGACATTCCGGGTTAGGTGCGCTGGTGTGGTCGTAGCCGTATCCGCCATCATCCAAAGGTTCCCGACGTTTACGCTCCAGCGCTTCGAGGCGTTTCTCTTCGTACTCTACGGCATCGCGCCACTGATACTGATGACCGAAGCCCCAGCAGTAACGACAGCTCCCGCGGCGATACTGAGAAAGCTGGTTGGCGTCGAACGTTGCCAGCCGCCACATCTGCTCAAGCACTTCATCAGCACTTCCCAGCGTGCGCACGATGGATGCTTTCTGCTGCTGCGCAATGGCCTGCGCAACGTTAGGATTCGTTAGAAGCTGACGGCCATAGTTTGGGTCGCTATAACCAGCGCGCTCAGCGGCAGCCGTAGCGTTCTGGTCCTTGAGGTATTCGGCAATGAAGCGCTTTACCTTTGGACTCAGTTTGCTATCCACCAGCTCTTCTGCGCACTTTTCCTTCTGCGCAGTGCGCAATTTCTTCTGCGCAGGTTTTTGCGCAGTTTGCGCAGTGGGTTTCTTGATATATCGGCGGGCAGTAGCGTAATTCAGTCCCTGCGCTTCACACCAATCCTTCGGTGATACGCCGGTTGCGGCATGATCGGACAGGAACCGTTGCTGAAGCTCGCCCCAGTCCGGTTTTGCCATGGTCTTTTCCTGTGGTTGAAGCCATTAAAAAAGCCACCAGATAGCTGGCGGCCTTTGTAATGAGTTCCTTAACTGGACAGTTCAGTCGCGGTATCAAACAACGCCAGCGCTTCGGTCGCTTCCTGAATCGCCTTGCGGGTTTTCGAGACAATCTCACTTTCCGTGTAAACACGATCGAAAGAGTCTGCGAACAGCTCGGCTTTGAGATAGCTATCGCCAACCCAGTCAATGGCCAGCTTCGCCGCAGCGGTGTCGTAATTCACTTTCTTGATGATATCCAAGCGGATTTGTTCTGCAGGTGTAATTTCTGACATGTATTACCTCTATGCGATGGAGGAGCATTATCGAAGCCTCTTCCGAAGTGTCTTCTGTAATGCCATGAAAAAAGCCACCCGAGGGTGGCTGCGACTAATACAATACTTTCTCAAACAAATCTTTATGGAAAAAACCAATAAACCAGATTATAAAGTGACGCAATAAATGAAAGGAAGCTGATGAATGCAAAGAAGATTGCAATTATACCAGGCTGTCCCATCATATAACTTGCAACTTCTTTTGAGTATGGTTTCCCCCTTTCCTCCGCCGCTTTGAGCTCAGCCCTTGCCTTTGAAAGTTTTCGCTCCGCCGTAATATGACATAAGTATCCAAATACCAGAGCGATAATTAAAAAAACTATGAAGCCAGTTAACGTATTCATTAATACTAATCCTAAGTTTAGGGTAAAGCACATTATTTTCTCACCCTACTATAAGTGATTGTAATGGCTTAGCATAACAAGCTCTGTTTACTCCTACCTTTTTCAGTAGGTTTTTGACTTTTGGGATTCTTCATTAACTTAATAAAGTTCATCTACTCAATTTCACTGGGGGTTAACCTGTAGGGTACAGCCATCCTGCTGTTTAGCTTCACTCATTTAGTAGCCTTTTCGATTAGGTGCGGGCAATTGGCCTGCACTGATTTGTTGTGCGCCAGAATGTCGCGCTTTGTCTGGCGGTCCAGTACGTCGATATCGTGGTCGGTCAGGTAGATAATTCGTACCCAACTGCAGGCCGTATCAACCACCACCGGGGCGGGTAAACGTTTCGCGCAGCTCACGATCAACATCGTCATCAGGCATATGGCTAACAGTCTGCTGTACATCGCTGGCCTCTCTGGTGGCTTCCTCTTTCCGTTCTGCCGCGGCGACGGTTGCAGCGGCGTTCTCTTCGGTCCGCTTCTTGTCTGCTTTGGCTTCCGCTTTATTGGTGCCACGCGCATGGCCGAAACCAAATGCGCCAGCGATAGCTGCAATCACCGCTGCCACCAGGCCGATAATCATTTCAATTCCCATAACAGCCTCATACCAGCACGGCTTTTGCCAGATTAAAACGGCGACGGCGGTCATCAAGACCGTTTTTACCGCCGTTAATGATGATCGTGATACGTTCCACATCGCCGGAATACACAAGGCAGCCGCTGGTGGCAAAGAACCACGCTGCGGAACGCGCTGCATTTTCGTCCTGTTCCAGCAATTCCGGCTGCGTAACCAGATCCCGTTTTAGTGCCAGGCCGCATTTGCGATAGTTGCTTAACCCTGTGATTTGCTTCAGCCCTCGCCCGCGATATTTCCAGCCATCACCGGCAACCTGATTACCGAGATTCCTTTTGCCCCACTCCCCACCATAGACCAGATTTGCGATTGCTCGCTGATTAGCTGATTGTGTTGCCGTTCTGCCGAGTGCTGCGGCCTGCTGGGCGGTGATGCGGTGTTTGCCGAACGTAGGTACAAGGCTATCAGCTGAATAGTTCAGGTTTTCCACCAGCCGGGTAAAGCCTCCAGACTCATGTCCCATCTGGGCAATGAACATCGCCTGGTCGAGGGGGGCAGTGATGCCGAATTCTTTCATCGCGGCCGTAATATGCGGAAACCAACGCGTAGTTAACTCGGCGCTGATACCTGCCGCCTTCTGAAATTGAGATTGATTCATTAGAGCCTCAATGTATCGACCAGACGCGCCACGTTACCCCGTGCCCACAGCACAGCGGCACATATCATCACGTTGGCCAGCACCACCAGCCAGTGAGACTGAACGTAAAGACCAAAGATAAATTGGAAAGGTATGCTCGCGTAAATCAACACCAGCAAGTAAGCAAGAATCGAGATACCAGGCCGATGCCTGGCACCGTGTCGTTGATAAAACATCAATGCGCAGACTATAACGGCACATATCACCGCATTGACCAGCGCAGCCGGGTCATTTATTACCACTCGAACCTCCTCCCCTTAATCGGGAAAGTAATCCAAACAGGCTGCTCAGGTCCTGGCTGTTAATGAAAGTTAGGACCTTAATAGTGATAGCTGAAGCCACCACCGCTCCGAGCGCGTCTAGCGGTCGGTCTGTATAGCCTGTCCAGGTAGTAAATTTTGAGCCTAATAATCCTGCAGCCAGAACACCGACAATAAACGACGTCATGAAGTAAGCTATTTGCCTTCCACGTGTCAGGTTTGCGGTCGTTGCCACATAAAATACCGCGCCGCCAAAAGCCCCAAATACCACACCAAAATCGGTATGAGTGATAACGCCATATACGACGGAACCAATTAAACCGCCGCCAAAAATCAGGCCGGTACCAGTTAAAGGATCGGACATTAAGCCCCCTCTTATTGCTGTGAGTCCTCTCAGAATTGAGGGGAAAAAGAAAAGGCCACGCATAAGCGCAGCCTCAAATAATTTGTTCCTCAGCTCGCCGAGGTACCGTATTTATTGCGAAAAAAAGCCCGCTGAGAGAGGCGGGCTGAAGTTGGCATTTCAAGGAGCAACGGTAAGAGCGCGCCTGATTGTCCGAGCTACCGATTTACCAGGATGCATTTGTTTTTTTCCGTTACGTTCTTTAAACATAGAAGGGTAACTGTAAACAGTAAACCCGCCATGAATCTTAAATATGTTTAGTAGCAGTGTGGTGCCGGGTGCCTCCCGGTGAGCACGCCCCAGCCGGCATGACTCGCGCTGCATTTACAGGATTTCTGTAACTGACTGGTCGCCCCTCCGCTCAGGGGGATTCACCACAATTATAAATTAACAAGATGGTATTTATCAGGTCAATACGTAGTGACATCAGTAACCTACACCTGTTAACTATCTCCGGCTCCCCATGGCAAACATTTCATATAAAAAAGCCCACGCGTTAACGTGGGCTAAGATAAGGGGTGTGGTGCCGGGTGCCTCCCGGTAAGTCGTTGGTCAGCCACCATGACTTGCGGTACGAGTGAATCTTGAGGATTCAAATACAATGCTGTTTCCGCCCCTCCGCATAGGGGGATTCACCACATCCGAAAGTTAACAAAGCATTAACCTTGTGGTCAATAGTTTGTGACACCAGGACGCTACGCCTGCTTATTTCCTGCCGCTCTGTTTTGGTATTGGCCGCCAGTAACTGCGGCTCAGCCGATTTACAGGTCTTTGCTTCGGCCTGCGCTGCAACTCGCTTGAGTACGTCACAAATAAAAAAGGCCGCGCAGATGCTCAACCCTCGTTATTCTGGTAGGTAGACTGGATTGTTTCAAATGCTAAAATCTCATCCCAGGATGCCTATCATCCTGATAATAATGTTAGCTGTTTTACTTGGCCCGCCCATGTGGGCTTTTTTTGTACAAAACTCACACTAAAAACAGACAATGAAAATCATTAAAATCTCAATTCTTATAGTTGCTATTTTTCAATCCGTTATGTCATATGCAGCAGATATTCCCAAGGGTAAATATCAACAAGGTGACTGCATACGTGGAGCAGACCCGTCTTACTCATGGGATGGACAATTCGCAAAAGTTGAAGCCTACTCGTACATAAGCGGATTCATAGGGCCAAATTACATCCTCTACTTTCCTAATTACAAAGCCAGTTCAGTTATTTTCAGCCCTGATATTGAAAAGTCGACCATCAAAGTAGAGTCCGTTTATTGCCAGAAGCACTGATAACGTCGGCCAGCACTGCATCCCACCTGGGAACACCACAAATAGAAAAGGCCGTCAATCGATAGCTATAAAAAACGAAAAAGCCCCGGCGTTTGCCAAGGCTCAAACATTCTTCTTCAACGATGAACATACAATGCCCATCGTTAGAACAAATTAACACGAATTCGGGAAAAGTAAATATCTCAGCGCGTTATTTGTTTGAGCTGTCCCTCCGCCCACGCCTCTTCTATATCGAATTTAGTGATCAGTTCGTCAAAGAACGGTTTAACAGACTTCTTCCATGTATCCAGGGTGATGACGTCCGTTACCCGGCAAATGGCACTGTGCACAGCAGTGGAGAGGATTCGCTCATACCCACGACCACCACAGCGCTTGCAGTTGCCCATGACAGGTACACCCTGCTTCTCGGTCTCATCCTGGTTCACTACCTTCCCCCGACCGTGGCAGTCGTTACACGAGGCACTTACCGTACCTTTTCCCTTGCACTTTTGACAAAGCACCCGAACCTGTTCCCGTACAGACTTTACTTCTTCCCAGTCCGACGGCGAGATTCCCTTGGTTACCTTGACCCACTTTGGCGGTTTCCCATCTGGATACGATACTTTGTTGGTGAATACCTCTGCGTCGATGAATCCAGAACCGCAGCAGCAATCACATTTTTTTTTGCTGGAAGCGCTTCGCGAATAGTCCTCAAAGGCGAACGTTGCGAGGATCTGGATAACCTGGGGTTTTACGTTCGACGCGAGCTTGCGCAGCGAGGCAACTTTATCGCATTTTGTCAGCGCGTAATCAGCCAATAGTCCTATAGCCCGATCCCGGTCATTGTTGCTAATGCCCATCTTGCCCAGGAATGCGCTATACCCCATTGCGGCACGTTCCTGCGTCATGCCCATTGCAGCCATAATGTCAGTACCGGTTAATGAGTCTGATGACGTTGCTCGTGGAGAATCGCTAATCATCGTGGACTTCGCGAAGTGGTATTTCACTGTATTTTCGAGGTTCATGCTGTTTCTCCCAGAGACTGATAAATTCGGACAAAGTTTTTCAAAATTCGACAATCGGTCATTACAGTTCCGCGGCACCGGAAAAGGCGGAGCTTTTGCCAGCGTTCACGGATGCTTTCGATAACGTCACGGCTCATGCGGCCTCCCGTTGTTTTATTAGCGCACGGCGTAGCGCGCTGTAATGGCGCCTGATGCCTTCCAGTTCTTCGATTGTGTATCGGTGAGGGGTGTTGTTGTTTTCAAGCGCCTCGGCGCGCTCAGCGCCGATTTTCTCTACCAGGCCAATGCGGTACTGCTGCTGATTACCGGACAACTGCACGTTGCAGTGATGACACTGCTTGTGAATGTTGTCCTCATTGTAGCGCAGGTGCGATGCTTTACCGCGGGAACGGTAATGACCGGCTTCCCACTGCACCGTGTCGAACGTGCCGCAACTGATGCAAGGCAAGTCGTAGTCTCGTTCGCGGATATAGTCGTTAACGACACGCTGGGTCATATCTTCCCAGTGCCTGAGGGGCTTCACCGAGGCTTTGCGTTTACGCCATTCAGCGCGCTCTTTCTTCGCATTCGCCTGAGCCTGCTTTTCGCGTTTCTTCTCAAGTTCCTGCATGGCATATTCAGCGCCATGCTCAGGACAGCACCAGCGGTGGTTCTCGAATGCTGGGGTGAATTTCGCCCGGCAGATTTTGCAGCGTCGTTGGGGTCTCTTTGCCATATTCACCCCCACATCCGGTTGCGCCTGCGGGAATCAGGCCGCGGTGGATTCTTGTCTTCCACCAGCTCAGCGCTGACGGTCCAGGTCGTAAAATCTTGGTTTAAACTACGTTCGACCTTTACGCCCCGCTGACGATATCTCGCCACCAATTCTTCGGCCTGCTGCGTTGTGCATTCGAGATGGTGAAACCATGAGCGTTTCATCGGCATCACCCCGCGAAGCTTAAAAGCTGGTTTGCGGCGTTCTCAGCTTCCTGCCGGCTGTTGAACGAGCGAGAGAGGATCCACCGCCAGAGAACATCGAGCGATGCTTTGTACAGTTCCTGAAATTCGCATTCGTCCATGCTGGCGAAAGAAATGCTGCGGGGATGCTTTTTCAGAGTGCCATCCGGCAGCTGTAGCGCATCGTAATGGCCTGCTTCGACGATTACCCATGAGCGATAGGCGTCAAAGGATTTGCAGATGCTGATGCTTCCGGCTCGTTTTTCTGCGACGCGGTCAAGATATTGCTCGGCGATATCCTGGAATACCGATTCCTTGCTGCCATGGGATGCGAGGAATTTGGAATAACCAAGAATCAGCCTGCGCTCGTTCGAAGAGATTGCGCCGCCGGTAGGCTCCCAGTATTCAAAGCCCAGATTGAGTAATGCGAAATATCGGCGGTGAAACGCCGGATTGCGGACAAGCTTATATTCGGCCTCCAGGACGGCACCGAGCTTGCATTTTGATTGCAGAAAATCGCTGGTCTCCGGCGTTGCGGGGATCAGGATGCCTTGAGAATGTTTTATTAAGTGAAGCTGCGCCATCACGTTCTCCGGTGGCGCATCACTGTCAGGTGGCTGGTTGTTCAGACCAGCACTGCAAGTATGATGTAGCTAGCTGTTAAGAGTCAATTTTTAGAGCCCATTTCCTTGATAACTTCCACCAACGATTTCCTTGTCCAGAGGTGTTCATCTTTTGCAATTTTTCTCACCGACACTTCGCTATTGATATTCGTTAGAAGGATTCGGTCATTCAAAGCTAATCGAAATGAGCACAAAACATGTCCGGAACCATCCGTGACGGTAGCCCAAAGATTCTCCTTCTGATTTGGCTCAATACCATCTGTCACATTACCCCCTGAGCGACATACAGACGCACTCATAGAAAACGGGTAGCAGCATCACGGGTAACGCTAATGCGATGCTCTGGGATAAGAGCCGCCACCATCAAAATCAAACTAATAAAACCAGTCGTCAGCACTTTCCCACGTTTCTTGCAGGATTTGCTCTACACATTTTTTATCGCCATCAGCGCCGCCCAAAACGCTCAGCCCATCATTGCTTGTACGTCGAATAGTTAGCTTGCAGTCGTCATAGGACTGGGATAAGCGGCGCAGCAGCTCTTTCTCTAAAGCAGGAACGGCGCCATCAGGGAGTTTTTTATGCTTATCAATCGTGACTTCTACTTTCATGGTTAGCATCTCACTCAGATACTGTATAAATAAACAGTATACCGAGAGAGTAAAATGGTCAAGAGGTTAAAAGCTCTTTTTGCTAACTCCATGCTCATGTTTAGATTGATGTTTTTTTCATATTAAAAACCCGCCGAAGCGGGTTTTATCATGCTGCAATGTCTTTTTTCAGGCACATCTCCGGCAAGTTTGCCCTCACTAATGCCTCGGCGAACGGCGGCGGCACAGCGTTGCCGCAGCACACAAACTGCTTATCCTTGAAATATTTTTTATACCGCAATACTTGTCGTCAATTTATCCCTTTCTAGGAAGCGAAAGAAAAAACCCGCCGAAGCGGGTTTGTATTTAATGCTTTGAACCTACCCGTACAGGGAAGGACCAACACTTATAACCATACTCGTGGGCATCCAGAACACGACGTTCAGAATCAGGCGTTCCAGCCTTCGCGCGCGCCCTACGAAAGCGGCATTTTACCCAGCGAAATCCGGCTGGTAACGGTTTTGTATGGATCTCTTTTAAAGCCATAATTAATCCTCGTTTCAGCAGGGCACCTTCCTGAAACTTGATAAATGTATGGGGATCCGCTACTGTACTGGTGTGAAGGCAGTACCGATTGCGGGTGCTCTGCATCCCCAATCCGAGCCCTTTCTCGCCAAAGAAAGGGCTCAAATTTCTTATCACCGAATATAAGCTTTTAGAATGGACAAGATCCGTTCAGCTTCTTCTTCAGTAAAATTCGTAGGTAAGTTTTGGATAGTAATCAAAGCCCCAGTCTCTGGGCGGAGTAGCACCGGTAAATTGAAAGTTTTCACTTTCTCGTCAGGTACTGGTTTAGACTTTTCAATTTTTTCTTCCACAGCATCTAACCCCGCGAATTCATTATCGTCTTCAGACCTGTCAAGCACTGTTCCAACTGACACGTACTCATCGAATTTTTTAACTGCACTTTTAAAGCGGCTTCGATAGTTTTGAATGCTTGATTCAGTTGGTTTTGGATTTTGATTTTCAATATATCTGTCGATCAACTGTTCAACATCAAATTCACGAATATCATCTTCACTGTTGAGATCCACAGCGGAAAGTAACAGCAAAGCTGAGTTTTTAAGGTTTCGAGCTGTCGCATCCTTTAGCAGTCGCAAAGAAGGAAGGGTATACAGGAAATCAAAGAAGGCCTGACTTGAGTATCTGTTATCCATTATTGATCTCCAATATCATCACTACGCATAGTTTAGATTAAAAAGGATTCATCGATCAATAACCTTCTATCGATCGATGAATCTTTTTTTGTCTCCTCGCTCCTTCACCCAAACAAAAAAATAAAAAACCAATAATTTCAACAACATAAACAGATCTACAACTGCGCTGCAAAAGTGATTAATCAGCTTGGCATACTGTTCGTTTAGCCAATACAGCATAATAAATCGACTTAAATGGTTGTTGGCTTGCATAAAAAAACCCAAAAAAAATCATAAGCTCGCATCATGAATGGTTTCAGCAATCTATGTTCCATCGTTGTTTACCTTCAATCTTCAACAAACATGTGGACTTTAACTGGCTGAGCTATTCAGCCCCCTTACTCCACCAGCAGTATGTTTTCCAACTCATGCACGCGTTTGCACGCATATTCCCAAGGAGAATCAACTGCTTCAGGGTGGCTGCGCGGCGGGCGTTCCAGGTATCAGCCGCCGCGTTGCATTGGGCGGCGCTCCACCGAAATATAACCATGCTCGGATGCTGAATGCTGGCTAAAGCCTTAATGTTTTCCGGTGTGGCTTCCTCTGGCATTACCGGCGCTGGCTGTGTTTTGATGTACATCCGTGGCCAGCCTTTCCGCAAGTTGAATCTTCTTTTGTCTCCAACGCCTCTGCCAGCGCATCAATGTCTTCGAGCTTTACAAACGTAACATCGTGGCCAAACTCTTTTGCGTGGGCAGCGCGACGCTTGAGGCTGGCTAAAAGCCTGGTGATATCAGCCATGCTGCACGCTCCTGTTTAAACCTACGGACGGTAAGAACCGGGCATTTAGTTAGGCCGTTTTCTTGCACCCACTTAAGCAGAGGAAATCGTCAGGAATCGAAATTAAGGCCTGCAACATGGTCGTCCTGAAAGCACCGCTTACCGACAACCCAAACCTTCTCGAAACGTCTTTCAATGCGAACAGCTGAACGCCAGCCGAACAATGAACCAGCATTGAGTGCCGCCTGTTTAGTCGTAAAAGTAGGAACTGAGGAGCAAATTTCATCGACACGAACGCTAAGAAAATGATTATCAGTAAAGCTGAGTGACTTGCTCATTTGTCGGCCCCCTCACGCAGCTGCTTGGCGAAATCCTCAGCCTCTTCCGCACTGTTTAAACAGAATTTAATGCTGCTCGTTACTACGTCTCCGCCGCGTTTTTTCAAACGCTCAGCTACGCCTCTCTGTTCAGCCGCGAATTTCTCAACTCCGCGCGCCTCAGCTTCGGCTACGATGCGATCGGTGGCGGGGGTGTCGAGCAGCACATGCGCCGCATTTGTCACTGAGCTGTATTTTTCGTCTGGGATGAATACACAATCAGATGAAACGACTTCGTATAACCACCAAAGCGCCTCTTTCAGCCCCACACTCTCCGCCGCCAGTTGCTTCACCCAGTTCTGCAGGTCTACGCCAACCGGGCAGCCTGATGCTTCACGACTCTTCTCAAGAGTGAGCGCCAGTGCAGTTACCTCCCCGCCATCTGGTGAGAGATTGGAACGCTGCAGATCATTAACGCGATATGCGCGTACTTCGGCCTCATCAACTCCGCAGCAAATGCACCAACAAACAACTTCCATTTCGTCATGGAGTGTTTCGGTTGCAGGAGACTGCACAGGAACATCAACCCAAGAATTTGAGCGAAGCTGACCAATCACCTTGTGAACGAACATCTCGTTAGGCACACCATGGCGCTTTTGCTCGATGATGGCGTAGTCACCAAATTTGAATTCGATTTCGTTATTCATGCCTGAGCCTCTTCTAACGCCGCTGCTATCTCTTCGAAAAAGCCATCTCGGGTATGGCTGGTCATTGCTGGTAAAAATACGGCCATCAGCCTGTTTGTGTTGCAGTTCTCATCGTCTGCGAACAGAGCGATTTTTTTATCCAAGCGCACCTTCGCTTCCTGCAACTGCTCGTTTTTCTTGTTAGTGCGCTGGATATAGTCGGCAATGATTTCTATTGCCTTGTTTGTGTATTTTTCGACGTGCTCAGTCATGTGAACCACCTATCGCCTCAATCGTTTCCAACAACAACCGGCGGCGCGTATTCTCAGTAAAATGACGGCGCCCGGTTTCTTTGTGGTAAAACTCATTCTTGCCGACGACCCACATTCGCTCTGTCTGGTGCAGTTTTTTTACCTTCGGACCGTCTTTGGTGATCACGGTGCCGGTATGGGTTTTTACGATTGTCATACAGCCTCTCCAAGCACCCATCGCAGAGCCGCCGCGTATTCACCGCTGGAACCTTCTAGGGCTTTTGTGATTTCTTTGCGTGATTTGAGACGTGACTTAGTTTCGCCAAGCACAGCGCGCTGACGCCGGGCTTTTTCATGGCCGGTTGTGCCAGCAGTTGCCGCTTCGATTTCAGCGACCTTCTCCCGCTGCTCTTCTGGTTTAAGCGATACCAGCTGACGCGCCTGAGTAACGGTGACAGTTCCAGACTCCACTGCATCGCGAACAGCCTGAGTAGCGTCCAGCAGTGACAGCGTTGCGCGTACGGTCTGAACGCTGCAGCCAAACATCAGAGAGAGGTCTTGCTCGTCGTGTCCACGTTCCAGCGCATCAGCCATTTTTTTTGCGCGGCCCAGCGGCGTATCTGCCTGGCGGATTTCGTTAGCGCTTACCATCGCCTGCGCCATGCGGATAGCAGAGCCACGTTTAGTGACTGCCGGAACCAGTAACGGTTCTTTGCCCTCATTCGACAGACGCTTGTTGGCTTCCAGTGTATGGCGCACACGCTGGCGACCATCAACCACACAGGACAACCCGCTCTCAGGGTCTTTCCAGACAATGATTGGTTCCA